AGGGGTATTGGTATGAGTGAGGGGTATGAGTATAGGTAGGGGGTATGGCTATGAGGTGAGGGGTATTGGTATGGGATACCCGTAGCACCTAGCGATTTCACTTATCTACTCTATTGCGTTGAGGCGTTGCGTTGATGGTGTGCCTGCCCTATGCGTTGCGTTGATGGCATTGCGCATTGCGTCGTATTGCGCATTGCGTTGCGTCGTATTGCGTTGATGGTATGCGTTGCGTCGTGTTTCATTTCATACTGTGTTGAGGTGGTGTGTTGTTATGCGTTTCGTTTCATTGCGTGTTGCTAGTGCGTTGCGTTTCATTTTGTTTCGTGTTGCGTTTCATTAGGCATTGCGTATTGCGTATTGCGTTGCGTGTTTCGTTGAGGCATTGCGTTTTGTTTTGTGTTTTGTTGAGGCGTTGCGTATTGCGTTTCATTTCGTATTGCGTTGCGAAGGTTGCGTTGCGTTTCGTGTTTCGTATTGCGTTTCGTTTTGTTGAGGCGTTGCGTATTGCGTTTCATTGAGGGCAAGGCGTTGCGTGTTGCGTGTTTCGTGTTGCGTTGGTGTTGCGTTGGACTTATCTATTACCCCCCCATAGGTATTATCCGTCACCCCCGTAAGCATTATTCGCAATCACTGCCCGCCCGCCCGACTGTCCCGAACCCGACTATCGCTAGTCACTATGGGGCACTTCATTAGTGCGAGTGGGCGAATGACACTCCCCCATAACGGCGAAAAATGGGGGTGCTCTGTGAGCCCCGCACGCTTTCCGAACGCGTCAGATAGCGGTGGGGAGCCATAAATCAAAATTTAGAGCCCCTCTTTTTTTGTTTAAATTTATCCAATATCCTGGGTTGCAATAGGCCGGCGCCCTGTTGTATCATCCCCTCATGAGCACAATCTATGGTTATGACGAATTTTGCATCTTTGTACGCCAGGAATATGACTATCTGAAGGCCGTCGACCCATCGGTTCTGTTTGGGCAGGTGTATTTCAACTGTTTATGGGAGTTTCGACCCAACATCGCCAACAAGATTCGCGCTACCAAGTATGACCCTTTTCACAAGGAGGAGGTTCATCCTTCCATTCACGTCCATGTCAAGGATTTGTGGGATGAGATGAATATGCAAGTTCTTTCAGGGGACTAGTAGTGGTTTTGGGGTCTCGAGACCATATATATTTGTTGACATGACTACGATAATTGTTTCATCCGTCATTGTGCTGTTTCTGTGGGTGTTCACCATAGCCACCGAGAGGGTGCTGGATGATAAAAGATGTGCTCGCTGCGGTACATGGGATAGGGCACGCTCTATGGTCAAATTAGACCCCTCTCCGGGCAAATCCGGCAAGAAGAGTGATGAGAAGTTCTGGCATACAGACTGTTTCCTCCTCAGCCATCCTGGCGTCGACCCCCCTTCCCCAAAATAGGGGAACAATTCACATCCCAATTGGGTATCCGTCTGGCTATTCCGACTCCCTTCCGTGGAGGAATAAAAGGCCGGCGCTTATTTTTCTGACTCATATTTAGGGGGACCCCTATAAATTTGAGAGGCATTGAGCACTGTCGGATAAATTTATCCAGAATATGTAGGTCCCTAAAAAAAAAACGCGATTTGCTGTCGCTTTTGTGTTTAATGGAGTTATCCCCGGGGGCGGGTTGCCTTCGGCCGGTCCGTGCACTAGGATGTGTAAATGGTATAATTAACTACCACCAAATAAGAGCCCACTATTAACAGGGCCGTCCGTATTCCCCAAACACAGGAGATAAATGAAATATCCGCTGAAACTTCTATTTTCCATACCCGCCATACTTCTAGCTGTTGCAGTTGGAGTGAATGCTCAAGGAAGAGAGGAAGAAAGCGTGAGCCTTACAACGACAATTGTCGCCCCTGCCGTTACAATAACGACACCGCCGATAACTGTTGTTCCAGTTGTTACAACAACTGTGGTGACGCTTCCTGAAGGCTTCTCTCTGCCGACGCTTCCTCCCGAGGTTCCGTGTCAAGAATGGGCTCAAACGGCACTCGATGCTGGATGGCCTTGGCACCTACTCCCCGAACTTCTACGTGAAGTCTGGTCCGAGTCTCGTTGTCAAAATGTGATTGAGGGTCACCCACAATGGAATGGGCATGACCGAGGACCGCTTCAAATCAACCAAGTTTGGCTTGATGACATTGAAGCAAAGTATGGTGACTGGCGTGTAGTCAATGACCCTCGTTACAACTTTGCTTGGGCATGGGAAATGTACAGATGGCATGAGGACCACGGCTACTGTGGCTTCAAGCCATGGTCACGTCCGTGTAAGTGAGAGGAAACAAAATGAAACTATTAAAAAGATGGTTTATTGGCATTGTTCTCGTATCCCTAGTTGTGGCCGTGGCTACCTGCGGTACTGGCGAGGATAAGGCGAAAGCAGCACAAACGGTCAGTACAACAACCCCTGTTGATTTATCTGGAGTCAATTGGACCGAACTAGCTCGTTTTATGTACGGGCGGTGCGGTGAATACCACGACTTGGCTATTTCGGTTGGCTGGACTGAGGCGCATTGGAAGAAGTTGAGTTTCGTGATGTACCGTGAATCACGTTGCAACACGATGTCATTCAATAAGACCGACCCAAATGGCGGAAGTCGTGGGCTCATTCAAATCAACGGCTACTGGTGCAAAAAGAACAAGTACAACCCAACTGGCTGGCTTCAGGCAAAGGGAATCCTCAATACTTGTGAAGACCTATTTATTCCTGAAGTCAATCTACGTGCAGGATTGGCCATGTGGAATTACAGCCAAGAACGCAACAAGTGTGGCTGGAGGCCTTGGGCAACCAGGTGCTAATTGTACATTTTCTCATGTGGGTGATTTAGTGCCACGACAATAAGTTGCGCATATTGCCTATCGACGGTGCCTATTTCTTCCCAGACGTCAATTTCATGAGTGGAGCACAATAGCGTGCAAATAGATGGATTATCGGCGTTATAGGAGTAGGCGTAAATACGACCTTCATCCAATTTCGTCATCTCCAAAAATATTTGCGGATTCCTCGTTGAGCATACGGAGGGTCTCTTCTTTGAGTGAAGAGTTCGACATCCGACTTGATACTTCATGGCCTTTTGACGTAGCGCCCCAAAGCCATTCGCCGTCGGCATTCATACCCACGACCTCTATTAGGCCTAGTCTTCTCAAATATTCCATGTCGTTAATGATTTGATTGTCGGTATATTCTTCGTCCATCATGTGGGCATTTTACCTAGACCAAATCACGATGTCAACGCGAACTTCTTCTTAAATCCGAGACTTAATTCTTCTTAGGCGTGATTGCAGCATGGGCTCGAGGAACCCGAGTTGCTGTGATGACAATTCTGCCCAATGGTCTGGGCAAGTAAAGGAAATGTCTCGAGGAACTTCACAACACAATCGTGGCAGAGAATCCATTCCCTGGAACGCATATACCCAGAGAGTACGTCAGTGTTGTCGTCGAATCCCCCGTAGTAGCCGAACGTATCAAACGGCAGCACCCAACCCAGGTCAGGGTATGACCGTTGTTGCGTGCATGGCAGCAAAGAAAGACATGCTGAACATTGAGCGGTTTTCGGCCCTTCGGGGAATAAGGAAGCCTGGGTCATCAGACTTCCGAATCTGTGTCGTCTGTACCTTTGCGTGAGTTGGAAATCATCAAGCCGGCGAGAGTTCCCGTAATGAAAGTTGCAACGCTTGAAAGAACGCTGAAAAACATCTTGTCGTTCTCGGCTTGAACACCGATGGGCTGGGTGACGAACACGAGCGCATACAGGATTGCACCTGTCGTAATAAGAAGAACTCCGCCAAGGACGCAGCCAATAACAAATTTCAGGCGAGCATCCAGCTCATCTGACGAATAGCGTTTCTTTCTCATGGTTGACTTCCTTTTCCGACAAGCGTGTACCAACAATGTCCATTTACTTCGCAAATAGGTGGGTTGCATTCCATGTTCTCCCAGTTTGCAGGGTCTTGACATGCATATCTATATGAACCATCCCCGCAAGAAGCCAGGAATGGGGCAAGAATTAAAGATAAGCCAATTGCTAATCTATGAATTTTCATGGCACCTCTTCTTTCGGGCCGTCAGCCGAACATTTTCTTCCAAGTGACGGGTCCAATGACGCCGTCTGCGGTGAGACCATTAGCCTTTTGCCAGACCTTGACCTGAGCCTCGGTACCGGCACCAAAGTCGCCATCAACGGGGTTGGCCTTAACCATTGCTTGAACAAGTTTTACTGCGTCTCCCTTGGAGCCCTTTTTGACAGGGGCGCCCGGGTAGCCAAACGTCAAACCCCCACCGCCACCGGCAGGTGCAGCAGCAGCGGCGGCAGGAGCAGGTGCGGCAGCGGCGGAACCATCGGGAGAAGCGTCACCGAGGGCGTATTGCCAGTGCCATAGTTCAAATTCTTTAGAGGCAGGATTGTCGCCTTGGAGGTAGAAGCCCCACTTTGGTGCATTTGCGCACATCCAGTCGCCACAGGCGCCACCCATTGAGGTGAGTTTGCCATTGACATCATACCCAAGGTCAATCGCGAGGCCCCAACCATGATTCGAGCCCTTAAGACCAGTAGGGTCCGGTGCTGCCGAAGGGGCCTTGCCCTTCTTGAGGTACCAAGTCTTGCCTTCGTACTGACGGGTGACGCCAGTGCCAGTATCGGTGGTCACGTAGCGGTCCATAAACATGCTCAGCTGACCTTCGAATGAACGATAGTCGCCAACATTCTTAAGCTTGAAACCAGCAGCGAGGGCAGCGTCGTACATCTTGTTAAATTGTTCCGCAACCGGGGCGTACATTTGTCCGCCAGTTTTGACTTTTGCCAAAACATTTGCTGGCAACTGGCCATTCTTGAACTGCTTAAGTGGTGTTGGTACTACGAGTTTAATGAAAGGATACTTGGACATGCGGGGGTCTCCTGGTTGATTATTCGACAAGTACCATTATACATCCACGGCATCTCTTTGAAAAGAAGGCGCCCCCACAGTTAACTTAGTTTAACTTTTCAAATAATCTCATAATCATCTGCACGGTGCTGTTTTCATCGGATACTTCGCCACCTTCTATGGCGGCGTCAACGACAGCCCGTTTCTTTTCTATTAAATCATAAATGTCTTCATCTATCGTTCCTGCCGCAAGCATATATGTTGAAGTGACGCTTCCTTTCTGACCAATACGATGCAAGCGACTGTATGTCTGGTCAAGGTCTGCTGGCGTCCATGGCAGTTCGACAAAAAGGCATTCTTCAGCTGCCGTTAATGTGTGTCCGGTTTTTGCTGCCTGTATAGAAAGAACTATTACAGGCGCACTGTCAATACTCTCCGTCTGAAAACGACGTTTATTTTCCTCTACTTCTTCTACTGACATACCACCCTGGATTCGAATATTTCCGAACTTGCGAGCGAGCTCATCAACGACCTCACGGTGGTGAGCAGCAACTACGACTTTCTTGCCATTCTCAATGCGTCCATTAATCCATTCCGCCGCAACTTCCATTTTTGCTTTAGCGGCTAGTCTACGAAGAACAGACAACCGCACTAGGTGTTCATTGGCTTCAGCTCTAATCATTGCGGCGATAGCTGCGCCATAAGACGGCTTCCCTTGCTCTAGGGCAAGTTGTCGAGCCCGTTCTGCGATGTACAACAAAATGTCTTTTTCTGCCTTGATGTATTCTTTCATCGCTGCAGGGTTACCTTCGACGAGAACCTTACTGTGCACTACCGGTGGTAAATCTGAAAGAACTTGGTCTTTCGTGCGGCGTATGTAACAGGTGCCTCGGAGTCTTTCATTAAGCTCATCGAGATGGGAGTTCCCACTGATGTTCCATTGTCCAAAATTGTCTTGGAATGCTCCGCAGTAACGGCGATAGAAGCCCCACAGTCCCCCAAAGTCTTTAAGGCGACCGAGAATGTCTAGCTGTGACGCATATTCGTTAGGTCGATTTGTTACTGGTGTCCCGGTGAGACAAAGAACAATCCCATCTTTGTGTGCGGACTTTGCTATTTTTACAGCAGCCTTTGTTCTCTGGGCTGTTGGCGTTTTTGCATAGTGGCTCTCGTCAAAAATATAAGAGCGATGGCCGGTTAGGCGCTTTTCCCAGTGAGCAATGTTGCTGTAACCAATAACGACAACGTCATAAGAACCTTTTTCGGGGAAATCTTTGCGATTTATTACCGGCGCAATCTTTCGATTAGGTAGCCATCGATTCCATTCAGCAACCCAATTTAAAACAAGGCTTGGTGGACATACAACAACTGCAGGATACGAATCCCATACGTATTCTAATGTTGCAATCGATTGTAAAGTTTTTCCCAGTCCCATATCATCGGCGATAAATGTTCGACGTGCATTTGCTGCATACGCAACGCCGGCATGCTGATACGGAAGTAAATCCCCCTGAAGATTTGGAATTTCTACTTTTGCATCAGTAGAGCGTGAAGCCTCGATGAACTGATTCATACGAGCGGTAACCTCACTCGACATCGCCGACACATCTGGCTGGACGACGACGTCAAACTTTTCGGCCCATTCCATGACGTTGATTACTGATGAATTTGGAGCCTCCCAATAATGCTTATCTGCATTCCATGAAACTGCAGGAATCTGCTTGACGGCCTTAATGATGACGCGCTCATATGGTACGCGAATAGCAATCGCGTCATTCTCTAGGGAGACCCTGGCGCTTCCTGTGCGTGGCTTCGGTGCACTAAATGTAAGGACGTCGATTGTTACTTCGAAGTCATGATTGATGGCGAAATCGCGTGCTTCAGCAAGAGACGTTATTGGAACTCGCCATAGCTTGGAGTGCTTGTCCCATCGTGCTCCGCGAATCTGCTTGAGCTCGGACACCTGTTGGGCATCATAGGGAAAATCGAGCACTATCTCGTTTTTGTCTAAATATAACTTCATTGAATACAGAGTAGTGTAAATCGGCGAGACTCGCACAGGGATATGTCGAAAGGAGAGATTTTGGCGAGCCTCACCGATTTAAAAAAATACTAGTACATGGGATTGCATATTTCTGAATAGTCTAGGTATTATTACTAGACACTTAAAGAAGGGTAAATATGAAAAATTTTGCAAAGGGCTGGGAATAATGAACTGGACGACGATTCCTGTACTCGCCCTACTGGGTGTGGTTTATGTAATTTTGAAGAAGTCAAAAAGATTTGAGGAAAAAGATTGAATCTCCCATCGATGTTTACTTGCAAGGGTTGCGGGCTGTCACTTCGTCCTGGCGACAATACAGTAGAGCGTAAAGCTTCTGTTTGGCTAAAAGGAAACGGCAAGACAGTAAATCGCGTAATTGAGGAAATGTACGAGTACAAACATGTGTTTTGCAGTGAGGTTAAAATTCCCGAAAATCATTCACTTTTTTAACAATTTCAGATTTATTGGCCGTAGCTAATCTAAGGTCGTTGAAATTGTGAGAAAATTGATTCATGCTTCGTAAAAAGAAACCAGAAGAAAAACCCTCAGATGAAAAGAACCCCAACAGGGGCGCTGTTCCCGTATCTGAGATAGAGGGTCGCCACAGTATACGTAAGGGTCCAAGCCGGCGGTGCTGCCCCTAAAACGGGGAGTCGTTTACGATGATTGGGGTCCTTTCCCCTACCCATGCGCCGAGGCAGTTATAACTGATGTATTCGGCAGCTTCGTCGTAGTCCATGTCGTCTCGACGGACAAGTACGCCAAGCATTTTTTCATAAGAGTAAACCGCCAGGACTGGTTCGTTCATTCTCTGGCTGTATCCAATAAAAGCTTCTTCAAATCCGTCCATCAGAAGAACTGATTCATCCATCTCTTCAAAAAGTTTAGAAATCTTCTCTCTTGTTGTCATCATGTTTTCCTTTTCTTGATTTTGGACAATGCAATAGCCATCTTGTCAATAGGTAGAATTTTCACACGAGTTGCCGGAGTGGCTACCGAGGTAGCGGTTGATTCGCTCTTTATCGGCTTAACGGTAGTACGTGGGAGTTTGGTTTGTTTCGTAGCTGGTTTATTCTTTTTGTTTGCCATATCTGCGCTTTCTTTATGTTTCTTTTGTTTTTCAGTGGGCCCGGCAGGACTTGAACCCGCGGCCAAGGGATTATGAGTCCCCTGCTCTAACCATCTGAGCTACAGGCCCTAGTTCGGAACTTCTATTGATTTGAGTTTGTGTTTACTAACATTCTTTTCGGAGGGATTGGAAGCCCGCCGGCATTCATTCGTAGCCATGTTTTTTCGCTAACTATTTCGTATGTCCATGCGTCCTGAGTGTACCCTTGATTTCCGGGATGGGGCCGTCGGTCCACTAGTGATTGCAATATTGCTCTCTCTTTGGTTTCCTCTACCGTCACAAACCATCTTTTAGAGGGGTCAGATGTATGCCAAATAACATACACAACATCAAGGTCCTTGCCCTCAACATGTATGGCTCCTAGTGTCCCCTTGTTGTTCGCCATGTATTTTATCCTTTGGGTTTTAATTTGTAAGGAATATTATAAAATTTTAAATCAATTATGGTTTTCAATTTACAAATGAATTTGATATAAAGCGGGCACGCCTCGGTCACGATTTTCTACTTTCGCTAGCAGTTCTACGGAGTGAGCGGACGTAGAGCGATTGACTCAGCCTTAGCGAACTGGTCTTTGCACAAGTTCTCTCCACCAGACATAACTATAGAGTAATGAAGTTTTGCCTCATCATTATCCGCCGAGCCTTCGTTAATGCGGCCAATCACATCGTCAGCAGTCATGCCCTCGTTCATCAACTGACACCACAACTCGCCTGTCTGTACGATTTCTTCGTCAGGCATTGTTGGCGTTGAGCCGTAAAAGAAATACACGTCATCCAAGAATGATGTTTGCTCTTGAGTGAATGGACTATCCGTGGACGGGATTGTGTCGAAGACTGGGACTCCAGTCGTTGGTAAGGGAGCAAGAGTAGTCGTCTCTCCATCGGAGATTCCTGCCGAACAACCGACGAGGAAAAGAAATGTTAGTGGTAGTAGGCGTTTCATATCGTTGCTTTCTTTAGATAGGAGTTTTCACACAAAAAACATCAGTAACAGAAAAAGGATTATACACATTGCCCAAGAACATACAACCAATGACCAGACCAAGATTGCGTCAAATTTATGAAGCAATTTGGTAAAAAAGTTCCTCATTTAGTTGTCAAACTTGTAGGCCTGTTCGGGACAGAAGTTCACAACCGCGGCTGCTGTAACATTGATAAGCAGTTCTTCTACTGCGGCATCACCTTCAGATGATGAGACAATTGCGTCAAGTGCATCATAGCCAGTCATGCCACTGCGTAAACCATCACAAACCGCATATCCTGTGTCAATCAGGTCTTGGTCTTCAAGGTAGATGGGACCAGTGTTTTCGTTGTAGATGTCGTAGATGAACTCCTCTTCGTCGCTCCACGCTACAGGTGGCTGAGTGGGTGCTGGGGTCGCAATCGGTGCGTCAGTTGTCTTGGTCACCTTGACTGTTGTGTCGGGTGCTTCGGTACTAGTGACATACACGGTCTTGCTTCCGCAACCTACGAGTACGAGTGTGCCGATAATGATTGGAATGAGTCGTTTCATTTTGATTCCTTTTTCTTTGTTGTCGTGGGCATTACTTTTTACTTTCGCTTTCATCTAAATATGTGCGAACTGCTTCTCTAAGCATGGAGCCGATTGACAACTTCTTTTTATCTGAAGCGACCAAAAGTCTGTTATGCAACTCGCGTGAAATATGAAGAACCACTCGTTCAAAATCTTTATCGTTTGACATATTCACCTTCAGGTTGTTGTTTCGTTTATGGCTTTTCGCATAGCCTCTATCATGCGTTCCTTATTGAAGCCACCGTTCATTACTACTCGTCCATTGGGCAAGCCGTTTTTAATGACGAGGAGAGCAGGTATCGATAAGATTTCGTACCGTTTGCCAAACTCTGGGAAATCTTCAATGTTGAGTTTTGCAAATGTAATCTCGCTTTGCATCTCTGTTGCGAGTTCGTCAATAATTGGAGCTATCTGGAGGCAGGGTTTGCACCATGGTGCCCAAAAATCAACAATAACCGGCAGTTCGGCGCTGTTAATAAATTCGTCGTATGTATCAGATGTCAGCTCTGTTGTCATGATGCAGATAGTATCCTAGTAGTTAATGAAAAGTGCAGCGTTTATTAAATTTAGTCGTAGATTTCTTTTGTGAGTAAATCTTTTACATCTTCAGCCATCAACAGGAAACCCATGGTTGGGTTGCTGCCACCGACGGAAGTCTTTGTGGATTCGTTAAATTTATCCTTATTTAAACGTAAGTATCTTTTTAGTCTATTGACATCCACAATTACAAATCCTTGTTTTGGTGAAAATACATAAACCCACCACTTCGCTTCAGTGACATTGATGCCGCTTTTTTTCCAAATTGATTCATCATTTTGGTCGCGCAACCCTTTCGGGTTTTGGTCTGTTTCTACAAACATTCTGCCGTTTCTGTACCTATCCGTCTTGACTTCAAAAGAACCGTCTGACAGGACATTGAGAAAATCGGATATATCATTTTCGCTTTGTTGTCCAAATTTCAAGTCAGATGCAAAGTCAAAATTCCGTGCTGGGATGTCGAACTTATAGCTCATCCGGCACATCTCTAGTAATTAAAGTCTCAATTTCGCCTTCGGCGTTCGGCCCGTCATTGACTTGCAGACCAAGAATTTCAAATATATTTTCGGCAGCGTCTTCCGCGTTAAGGAGATTTTCTCGCTCGTCACCTGGACCGATGTCTTCTTTATCTATGAAATGATAAATTGTGTTTGCAATTAAATCACTTAGAGAAAGTCTAAGTTCTGCTCCGCTTGAGTGTGTCATGGTTGACAGACTACCATCGAGCCTGTATAGTGAGTACGCCTTAGGGCAACACTTAGAGAAAAGAGACAAACCAATGAATTTAGCCCCAATCACAATCATCGGGAATCTGACAGCAGACCCCGAACTTACCTACACAACAACAGGACAAGGGAAGCTTAGCTTCTCTGTAGCAAACACCCATATCTGGTACGACGCTGCCGGAGAAAAGCAAGAGAAGACTAGTTTCTTCAACATCACTGCATGGCGCTATCTTGCCGAGAACTCCGCACGCACCCTTGAAAAAGGTATTGGAGTCATCGTCTATGGCCGTCTTGAGCAACGCACCTACGATGACAAAGAGGGCAATAAGCGCTCTGTTGTTGAGGTAGTTGCAGAGGAAATTGCAATCTCCACCAAGTCACTAGAGACCATCGAGCGTCGCCTGCGCAGTGAAAACTCCGAAGGCGGAGCACCTCGTGGAGGTTCTGCTCAGCCACGTCGAGCTCGCCCAAGCGCGGCAAAAGTCCCAGCAGGCGCAATGTTGATGCCAGAATCAGAAGAACCATTCTGAGCATTAAGTAGCCGTTATAGGGGCCTAATAAGCCCCACACGAAGAGCAAGAACCCGACCACTAGGGAAGCCTGGTATGGTCGGGTTTTTGCATTTATGGGCACATTTGGTGAATTAAAAACTTTTTAAAAAAAAATGTTGCTAAAGCAAAAAGGTCGCCATATCATTTGAATTCCCATCAACCCACTTATTAAAAGGGAGATAAAAATGTCAGAATACAGCAAGCTTCTTCAAAAAGGAATTAACCGAGGTAGGCCTCCACATAGCCCAGAGCAGAAGGCCGCATCAACGCTACGAAACTCGCTTCGTCAGGAAGCACGTCGTCGTGCACACCTGGTACTCAAGACTCGCTACTGGGACGAGTTTGACGAAATCTATGAAGCCGAAATGAAAGAACTTGTCAAGAAAGCTTCTGCGTTAAATTCCACCAAATCACGCAAGACTCGCAAGCCCTAGTCCTCGTCCTGGTCTTCTTCTTGGTCGTCTTTTTCTTCTGAAAAAGCCAGTTCTCCGGTTTTAAATCGCATGTTTTTTCGCAAGTGCTTAAGCGTGGCGACCAAGTCGAGGGCCCGTTCCTGGTCCTGAGTGAGTCTTTTTGAGTCAATAGCGGCGATGTCTGCGAGAATTTTAATATCGCCATCAAATCCTGGGAATGTCATATTAAAAGTCCTTCTCTTTACGGAACCTTGTATTGCGCTTGAGCGCCTTTCGCCTGGATGAACCATATTCTAGCTCAAGCCAGTCATCAAAGTCCTCGTATGCGCCAGGACTATGCTGCATATATCTTTCGTACTCGGCTAGGAGCTGTAGATATTCTTCGTCGTCTGGGTCAAAATGCGTTGCCATGTTATGCTTTTTTTCTCGCTTTGGCCGCGGCTTCAGTATTGGGGACAAACTGTCGGCCCTTGCGGCTTCCTATTGTTTTCTTTCTATTGGTTGCAGTTCTTTGTGCCGGCGTCAACTTTGACCACGCCTTTGCTGGCAAGTATCTGGTAGTTCCACCTTTTCTGATTGCGGGCTTGCCGTCAGAGGTCGTCCATTTTTCACGAGTCCACTTCTTTAGAGAGCGCTGTGCTTTCTTCGGCTTGCCCCTATATCCTCCGCCAGCTTTTCGGTATTCCATCGCCAGAAGCTGCGCTTTTCTTGCACTCCACTGACCAGGCTTCCCTCCTCGCGAGCCAGCCATTATTCGGTTCTTAATCCGTTCGCGAACATTCGGCTTCGTGTAAGACATTTTTGCAGTTTTTTCCAGCACCCCTGGGGCATCTTCTACAAACTTTGCGATTGAGTCTTCGACCCAAGCAGGCGAGTCCGGTGAATTTTTATTTTCTCTCATTTTTTCTTTTTCTCTTTTTGTTCTCTCTTGAGCGGCTTCATATATATAGGTGGCGTTGGAGTGCCCAAGGACGGTATGTCTAAAACAGAAACCTTACTATTTTTTGTTTCTTCTTTTGCCTTATTTTTTCCCGTCATTTGTCTTTTCGCAACAGGTAGTCCACGTTTTCCTATTTCGTTTAATTCTAAACTAAAAATATCTTTGTTGTCTTCTTCTTTACCAGGGCCCATAGTGTCCATTTTCGCTCATGCTCTTTTCTGCTTCTTCAAGGCTGAATACACTTACGTCCTGCTCTGCAATGTTGCCAATGGCGTAATAAACAGCCTTCGGGATTTCAACTTCATTCCCATTAGAGTAGTCCCTAACCCACTCGACGCCGTCTCTCATGAATTCGTTCCATGCGTGCGGGAACCTGAGTCCTTCGGCATCTCCTCCCGTTCCAAGGGGATAGCCATGAGCTATTTTCATGCTTTCATAAGTTTCGGCCAAATCTCTTGCCTGCTCTATTGCTTCACTAAAGCAATCTCCGTCTCCGTTAGGGACTTTCTGATTATATTTTTTCTCGAATTCATCGTCATGCAATTGCATACTTCGTAGTAGGCGACCCCCGTTGTCGTCTGTTGCACCACTTGAAAGGTGTTTCTGTGCGGCCTGTTCAAAAAGGGCGATAGAAGCATCTTCTACTTCTGTCATATTTGGAACGTTGAACTGATTTGGTACCTCAAAACTTGCTATCGGTGTTCTGGCCTCAAAAATCTGATACTCCTGAGACGGGAACCCTTCTACTACCTCTCGCTCGGGAACTCTTACGAGATATGTTTTACTTGTTGGGAAGGCATTGCGCACGTATCCCCTGCTAGGCCCGAAGGAAGCATGGTTATAACTAAGATGTTCTTTGCCTGCTTTTGCTAGCGGATAGGCATATTCATATCGCGCCATCACCCTTCGTCCATTATCAATATAGCCACGAGCAATGTCCCTCAAATATTCAGGATTAATGCGTTCGTCATCTTGGCCCGCTACGTAGGTCTGATATTCCTTGCGGTCCCTATCCCTGCCTGGAACTCTTGTGTTTTGGGCCAACTTTGGCCCATCCCAAACTCCAGTTTCATCATATTCTTTCAGCGCGAGTTGATAGGCATTGAAATTGCTTTCCGCCTCCTCGTAGAGGCTAATTATACTGTTTCGGGTTGTCTCATTGAGCCTCTGGGTATCCATGCCTTGACGCAAGTAGGTTCCGTCTCCGCCCTTGGGTAGCGTAAATGATGGGTCGAGGACTCCGCCCTCGAGTATCGGTGCGCCAGTATGAATCAACCACATCGCATCGGGGTCATCTTTGGTTAACGACCACTCCCTGTCCTCCCACGAACCACGTGATTCTCTTATTTTTTTGCCACGTTCGGCTAGGGCTGCAAAATTTGGGAGGTCGGCGATTGATACGGCATTTACATGTGCAATATCTCCATCATTTTCCATTCTGTCCAAATTGATAAGTCGTTCATTTACGTGGTCTAGTTGTTTTTCAATTTGAGATAGGTAGCCATTAAATGTGGAACTTAAAGTGTCCTTGTCCCCCATCCCACTTGATTCTTCTGCTGAGATATTTCGGGTTATGCCTGATTTGGGATTTTTCGTTCGTGGTAATGCGACGCCGTTTGTTTCCCCATTCCATACGCCCGTTTTTTGCCATTCATCAATAGTTTTTGACAAGGCAGATTGTTCGTCTTGTAATACTTTTTGCAACCGTTCTAAGTCTGCTCGCCCAAAAGTATTTCGTAATTCCGACCCTGATTTGCCAAATGAATCACTTGCAGTGACGTCCATCCATTGAGAAAGTATTGTTGAACCACTACTAAGAGTGTCGCCACCAGAAGAGAGGGATTCCTGTTCTGAGTCTTCTATGAACTTTCGTTTAGCATCCTCAAATTCAGAAACCGCTTTCTCAAATTTAATTTGCGTCTTACTCTCTTTATCACGACGCTTGCCTTTGTCTAGGACGTCAGCTGGCCAATTATTTTCAATAGCACCATCAACAATTGCTTGTAGAACTTTTGCCGTTGCTTCGGCGTCCGCATCGGCGTTATGATGCTTGTCCCCAAGGTCAACGCCAAGATATTTAGTTATGTCCCCAAGTGAGTTTGAAGGTGACTTGGTCCCATCCTTGTTCACTCTGAACGGTGCGTCGGGATTCGTCTCTGACCATTTTGGAAGTACCATGTCGGAAATTTCCTTGGTGTCAATAATTCCCTTGGGTCTCCATTCAATGCCTGATTCTTTCAACGCGTCTTCTAGGACTTCGTTATCGAAAACAGCATTTTGCATGCCCATCAACTCTGTATCACCCATGAATTCAACCAGTTGCCTATGGGCCTCTGCTATTGAAGGCTTGTCTGCTAGGTATGCATCTGTTATTGGGTTGCCATCTCCATCCTTGAGATTGTCTTGCGACCATTTTTCCCATTCCGACATTGGCATGCCGGGGTTAACAAAAACGTTGAATCGCGCAATTACTTCACCATTCTTCATTTTTACAGCGCCTATTTGAGTAGGAGAGCCGTTCCCTGCAGATTCGTTGAACTTGTCAAATTTAAGACCAGTTGTTTCGTAGTCAATGAAAACTATTTCTTTGTCTGCAATGGCGCTCTTGAAATCTTCCCAATTAGTTATTCCGTCAAATTCCGAATCCGCAGAGCCAATAAAGGCGCCCATGGTTGGCTTACGAGGATATTGCGGAGGCTTCGCTCCAGATGAAAGCTCTTGTATTTGCGCCATGAAGCTTCTATTTGTTGCATAATTATGCGCGTGGGTATTTCGTAATTTTTCGCTCGAAATAGTGAAGGTATGTTTCTTTCTGACGTTCGTCTGTCCTCTGGCGCCTAAATCAACTGTTGATGTTTCATGACTAACTAAAGCATCCCCGAGTTTTTCTTTGAGGGATTCCAGCATGTCCGGCGTTGAGTCGTCTGTTTCTATGGCAACAAGATTGTATGAATTGTTTCTGTTGCCAGAAGACAGTGCCGCGCTTCGTGCTTGTCCGTCCGTCTTGAGAACTAAGGCACCCTTTTCTTGAGGGTCAAAAGCGCCAACCTGACGTAGGGTGACTACTTCTTTATATAGTCCTGCTGGGTCCGGCTCAACGCTAATAACTTCAAGCCTTCCTCCAGAAATATGCTCACGTGGGCTCCTGTTACTGCTTTCATCATATAATGACTCGTGATAATACAGTGCCTCGTAATAGCCTTCGTGGTCTTCTGGAAGGGGCTCTCCCTCCCATTCGAGATTTATGCTTTCATTTCCTGTTTCTTCAAGAGCTTCTCCCATCTCCGTTTTTAAACGGCGCCTCTCCGATGGGTCTCTAGACTCTCTATAGTCTTCAACAAGTTTAATAAGTCTGTTAGCAAACTCTGTATCAAACTCGATATTCTCTTCATCAATTTCTCCTCTTTCTACACCAGCCAAGATGCTTTCCGCAAACTCATTAATATTGTAAAGAGTGTCGCTTTCATCCGTGCTATTGAAAAGTGGTTCAAATGTTCCTTCTGCTTTATAGGCGCCAGGGAAGTCTTCGAGAACCAAAAGAGCATCGGTACCAAACTTGGTCAAAAAATGTCCTCCACTAGGGGATGGTCCTTTATCAACAAAAGCAATTAATGGAATATCGACCTGAGCACCAACTTGCATTGCGTCAAAAAATTGTTTTGCTTCTTCCGGGGAGGAGAATGTCATGGCCCTGTATAGATAGGGCTGTCTGTCGTATTTGCCTTTATTTAGCAAAGAATCAACGATGTTGGCCATAATATAGCGAGCCTGCTCGGTTCTTGCTTCTGGAGAGACGGTGGCGTCAAATCGCATTGCATCTCCCCAAAATCCACGAGTTTCATCAATATTGGGGTCTCTGTCAGAATAATCTTTTATTCCGGCAAGTTCGTAAGAAGCCATTCTTATCTGACGACACGGCATCCATTCTTCCCAGTCCCTTACCGACTCGCTCATTACTTGTTCTTTTTGTTGCTGGTCGTGGTCGGGTAATGCTCCCACTGCAGCATAATCAATAATGTCTTCGACGGATTTCCATTTTGGAGTATGGGGTTTTTTCCCAGAAGATAAAGATTCTTTTCTTGACGGCGTACTAGTCCGACCCTCCCCTGTCCGCACCACGTCAAATATTCTAGACATGACGCTGCGTTCTCCATCCGGAGCAACCCTCGTCTCAGCGTTAGAAGAAAGTTGAATCGTCGGCCTTCCGTCGGTACGAGCTGCCCATGGCAAATTACTGGGGTCAACACCGGCGAGCGCATACACGTCATCGCGTAGTTTTTTGCTCAGAGCAAGTTTGGGCATGTCTTTGTTTGGATGCATAATTGCAACAAATGCTTCGGCAATAGCTTCCCGCTTGTTTACATTTCCATATGACGTTGCCGTTAGGGCCTTGTCGCGATTGGCTCCGAACATTTCCTCCGCACTACGTTCAGTTAAGTCTATGAACTCAGACCAGATTTTAATAGCCTCATCGTCCGCATCGGGGTTCATGTACTCGTCTGCTACTTCTAATGCAGCGACATAGCGTGGGTCACCAATATCCCCGGAGCCGTAGAAAGACTTTTCTTTGCGCGATTTACCATTCGCCTCCGAGTCCCATGCGGCCCTGTAATGAAGCCAGTGACCATATTCGTGCATTACAACACCGTGGAGCGACCTATCAACGTGTGCATCTCGTGGTTGAGGAATTCTGGCAGGGTCAAGATTAATCGGGTAAACGCCTTTTTCATTCGTTGTCATCGACTCTCTGTCAATGAGGGCGCGTGGTGCTAGCCCTATTAATCCAAATGCAGGAGAAGATAAACCGCTAATAAATTGCGACTTTTCCGCTCCGCGTTGCTGACGACTGAGTTCTAAGCGTTCTTTCATTTCGGGAGATACTTCAAAACCCTCCATTGCTTCACGCGTGAAGGAAACAATCATCGGCGAACCAAAGTTTTCAAACATCCACAACATCTGTGGAGAAGATTTGAGCATTCCCTCCACTAACTCTTGTGTAGCTTTTACGTTCTCTGGTGAGTAATCAATATCTAGACTGTTTTTATTAGCCCTCAACTCGTCGTAGTACTTCTGCAGGAACTCGCGCTCTTTGCTGTTTGTTCTCCATGAACCACCAGCCATATCGTCTGCCCACATTTCAAAATGTTCCGCTTGTGAGCTCGGAATAATAACGCGAGAGATTTCTTCTGGGGTCATTCCAGCAAGCCACTTATTTGAGTTTCTGCGTACTTCATTCCCGGAAGCATCTGGCTTGCCGTACCCCTTTACTGCACGTCTTCCTGGTTCAATAGTTGGGCGTCTCAGAATGGGTCTTGCAAGTATGCGAGGACGCTCTCGTCCGGATGCAAGTCTATTGCTCATTCCTAAGGCGTCATACGCAAGAGCAAGCTCAACATCTTCAGGGTCGGCTTCATAGATTGACTTACGGCCAGATGAAAGCCCCTTAGTGGTTGATGCTGCATCAAGTTTCTTGATAACGGAACCAAAATCACCTGCATATACGCGTGGTGTTGATGTGCGTGTATCGCCTACGTCTTGATATGCGACGTCAAGTATGGTTCTTGCTCGATTAATGCGCTGAACGATTCCTGTAGTATCTTTTGCCTCATCATTTCTACCCTCTTTGATTCGATTGGCAGAGTAAAGTAAATAGTGAAGGTGTTTTACAGCTAATTTTTCTTTTGGCGTCAAAGGAGAATCGGGGTGGTCAATGATTGACATCATGGCTAGGTCATTGGCCCACTCCCCGTGACGGTCAAAGCCTCTTCCTGTTCCCAAGTGCCCGAATAGGTCATGAGAATCCTGAAGAGCCTTACCAGTGAGCCCCATATTAAATTTAGATGGGTCAGTTATCCCGCCGATGTAACCACGAATATAGGTAGAAGAGTTGTGAATTCTTCTAGAGCCTTGAACAAAGAGTCCCTCATCCCCCATCAATTTGCCAGCCCGACGCGAAAGCTCCACCATAAATTCTGAATGTTTTTTCCATGCCTCGATATATGGCTTGGGCAATGTGTCTTGCTGTAAGCGTGGAAGACTGAGCTTGTCACCCGCTATTACGAATCCTAATGGAGCTATCATTTCCAACAATGGGAATCTAGTTCTGGCTTCTTCGCTCTCAAATTCCAAGGAAGAGCTGCCATCTTTATCTATTTTTCTTGCAACAATATTGCCATCAGTGTCGAGCCAAACATTGTTTTTAAATATAAGAGTGTCTTTAAGTGCTTCATCAAGTATCGAAAGAACATCATCTCGTTTTGGTAGCTCGACAGTACTCCAGTCTCGTTTGTCTGGAATTTGTTCTGCCAGTTGAGGTATTGGGTCAGCAGACACGAACGGGATTCCGTCAGAAGCAATATCAATCGCTATCGAGGACAGTAACTGCTCCCCAGTTTCGGAAAATGCGTCGCTGACCTCAACATCTAAGAGTGTTTTTTCAGCAATTTCGTCCAATAAACCAGGAATAGTATTTTCAATAGTGTTCTTTTGATTTGTTGTTAGCTCTGTGCCGGTTTTTTCTTCTATTTTTTTTATTATTCTTTCAGCAACTCTTTTGCTGGTCAACACCTCTCGCGATGAGCCCATTCGAGTGGCCTCTTCTTGAGTTACTTCTCTTGGTTCATCAAACGCATCCGCGAGGTTTGCTCCAGATTTTGGCGTACGTCGTTGTACTCTTCCAGAAGAAAACCCACTGTCTTCATAAATTGTTTCAATTCTGGCTGAGGAGTACTTATCCGAATTGCTATCGTAAATTCTTAATTTTGCATTAGGACTCAATCGGCCGTAGTCATAGGCGGCCATGCGAGAAGAGGCGCTATTTACATAAAAATTATCAAATTCTGCCAACCTGACACTTGGGTGGTCTGCGTGAGGCGACCCCACGACACCTTCGGCATATTCGGGGTATTCTTTCGGTATATCCTGCAGTGCGACCACCCCCACCCGGTCGTCGGCATTCGGCGTTTCTGAAAAACTTTCTCCGCCTAAAAGCGTCGGCGTAATATATTCGGGATGCCCATTGTGCAGTTTGCCTACTTCAAGCAAGGCCTCATGAACGGATTCCTTCAATTCCTTGCCAGAGCCTTCCACGACCTTTCCTTTTTTCATTGGTATGACAAGTCCTTCACCTGGCTTTGGTGTGAGGAATGTGTCAACTACGAAAAGGTTGTCCAAGGAGCCGGGGTTAGCGTCAAGTACGTCTCTTAGTGGAACGATGATAACGCTTGTTGATTCCGTGGGCTCATTTCTCCACATATGACCCTTGACCATGTGATTAAGGGTCATATGTATGGAATCGCGGTCTGGCATGGCGACTGGCTTGCCTGATATGGGGTCCAATAATTGCTCGCCAGTATTGGGGTCAATTGGGATAAAATCCCCGGTTGGTTTAAGAATAATATTGCCGTCGTCATCATACTGAGGCTTATATGATGTTTGGTGAACAAGAAACATGTCATCGATGCCTAGTGCTCTTGTTGTGCGGACGGTGTCGCCGTATTCATTGGTTCTTGTCGGGCCAAGAACGACTTGCATATTTGGCGTGTCGTCCCAATAGGTGCCGTCAACGTCCCACATCTGTTCGTTGTACACCTTCGCAGCCGATACGAAATCTCGTCGGTTGTTTACTAAAAGCTCCTCACCAATTTTTGCCAAACGTTCCAGTTCTTCTAGGGCAGGCTTATCTCCCCGCTTCGCAGCATAAGTTAAAGCTGCGACTAGGCCAACTTTTCTATTGCCAACACGCCCAGCCTCAATGTCGTCAAGAAGAGAAACTGCTTGAATCGCATGAAACATTTTCAACGCCCACTCTTGTCCTTCGGTGGAGGTTTTGGGCAGTCCGACAATTGCGTAAGGATTTAGAGGGACTATCTCTATATCTTCGGTATTGAACTCAGGCTGGAATCGGCCCAAGTCAGTATTGCCAAACGCAAATTTTTTCCCGTCAATTTCGTAAACCGGGAATTCCATATATTGTTTTTGACTAGAGGTGGGGTCGGGCGTACCGCCAGAATCAATTAATTTAGTACCTAGTTTCGGAAACTCCGTTGAACGCATCATCTCGACTGGTTCTGTTTTTACGGTTCCGATGCGCCCACTGGAAAGTGCGCCGGCTGGAGTCTTTCTCTTGGATACTTCACGCACGTAAAGAATCGACAATTCTTTTTCTTTGAATAATTCCGTTGCTCGTTGGAATTTGAGAAGATTTTCTGGGGTTGAGTCAGTTTCAAATAAGCCCGTATCAGGATTTTTCCGTATTAATGACGATATCCGGGATTTCTCTTCCGGACTAAACCAGTTCTGTTCAGTATCATCGAGGGCTTCTGCGATTGTCCCAAGAAAAGTTTGTTTCCCTGGTTCCCCGGCCCACGTGAATCCATTTCTAGGCCAGTGCGTCGCCCCAATGGATTCTTCGGTATTGGACGTCCCCGCTGCAAATATTTTTAATTGACCGATAGCTTCGTATATTTTTTCATTTCTTGCATTGAATGCGCTTCCTATGCCGTGTCCTTGAGACTCCGAATTCAGAAAGAAAGTCTCATGCTGCATCGTCGCCGTTGGTTTATCTCCAGGAAAATACGAAAGCATTCTTGCGGAGCGACCAAATTGCACTTCTCCTTGGGTGCCGGGCCCAACCGACATCATCTCATCCCAAATCATTTCATCTGGCACCCCGGCTGCAGTTAGTCGTTCTGCGGCATCGGCAGTGGGGGTTAGTTTGAATTGAAATCTTGCGGCTAGGCCAATGCCGGTTGAATCGGCTGAAAGAAATGGTTCAAAAGTTTGGTCTTGGACTAGTTGTATATCTTCTTCACTTACTTCGTCTATCTCCACCTGCCAGCCAAGGGCTTCGAAAGATTCAGCAACATCAACAACAACAGTTTTTCCTAAATTTATTTTTTCGCCATTAGTAGCGGTGACGATGATGTCTTCCTCTAACTCAATTTCTCCACTAAAAATTTCACGTAATAAATCATGCACTCTTTTTCTTTGTGCTGCACGCTCTGGTGAATCATTTAAAATATCTATTCCTGTGCCAAATACATCAGTATCTTCACTATACGAGTCGGCGCTATCAAGTAAATCGCTTTTTAATAATTCATTAAGCTCGTCTATCTGACGCAACTTTTCTTCGGTTAATTCTGGCTGAGCATCGACAAGCTCTTGATATTTTTTTCCAGACGAAAGACTGGACGGCCTATCTGGGGATTCCATGTTGGACGTAGCCGGTACTGCTTTTGAAAATGCTCGACCATCCTCGCTCAACGCATCACTGTGCTGAAGGTCCAACTCAGGGAAAGTTTCCCTATGTGTATTGAACATCTCTGCTGCGAGACCACGTCTTTGGTGTTTGGGTCTTGTGTTGATTTGAAAAACTTCAGTTCGACTGCCGCCACCGGGCGACCATACTTGCATGGCCGACATGGTTTTTATGGTCTTATCGTTGTCGAGCATGAACCTCAGAACATCCCTGTCGTCGATATCCTCCGGACCCAATGGAGATGGCTTATCGTTGAAGGGGTTCGCTCCAAGTTTGTTGAATCTCTCGACTAAAACGTCGCGTGCTTTGTTGAAATCTGATTCAAGATAGATGCCAATATCAAAGTCATTCCTAATGACTAGCCTGTATTCGGTGTCTTTGCTTTTGATTTTTTTGGCAGCAACCACTGGACCATAGTCGTAACGCTCTAACGGCGACAGTTGCTCCAATCCACTGGATAGCTTCTTGGCAACTTCTGTCTCGGTTCTTTTCGCTGTTTGTCTTTGCGCTTGAGGCTTTGGTTTTGATGCGGGCTCCGTATTCCCCATCCCCACCCATACCGGCTTCTTGGTTCCTTCGTCAGCCCAGCCGTCTCCATCGACGTCCCTTCGCGAGCCCGTTGGGTTTCGTGTGCCTGGCTTGCCGCCGGTAGGTATTTCGACCCCTCGACCACCGCCCCTGCCTCTTCGCCTCTGGCCGATAGTGGGTCTGTTTGTGGCTCTGGAGCCCAAATAGCGCCCCAGCCGACCGAGGGCGGCCTTTTCTTCGGTGTTTGAATCTACACCGCGACGCGTTTCCTCAAAGGGGATGTGGAACTCATTGTTATCTACAGACATTTAATTAAATAATACCATTGTAAATAACCTAGGATTTGAGGCGAGCGCCGCATTTGGTGCATATTTTTGCCCACGGGTAGAAGCGCATCATGTTCAGCGGGTGTTCACACTCCAGAAGACGCTTGGCCTCTGAATTGAGGGTATTCCGTATCCACGCAGAAAGAGTTACCTGTTCGAGCGTTGCGGCCTCTTTCCATCTATTTCGTTCATAATCGTTGGTTCTGATTAAAACCTGCTTATCCGCAGGGCCATCAGCAGCATTGATTAACGGGGAGACCGTTGGCGTTATTGTTTCTGCCACTTTGTCCATTGCCGCACGAATATTGTCTTCTTCTGGGTTACTGTCCTGGGTCATTGTTGTCAAAATCCCTGTAAATCGGCCTGTCTTCTAAATCCGATACTACTTCAGCATCGATAATGCCGTCGTCAGGTTTTTGATTTTTTGCAAGAATAGATGAAACTGTTTCCGCAGGTAGAACGCCTGCTATACCCATGAGTTCTAGTAGTTTTCTGGCTTCTGATTCAGCGTCAAAGCCGGAAGCAGGCATGATTACACCAGGCTGTCCGGCAATGGTTGCCCTAATTGTAGAGTTGATATTTGCGTCAACATTTACATTAACATTTGTCTGCTCCATGCCGAGTAGTTTTGTTCTTCGGTCCATGATTGATAGGACCTGTTGAATTGCCTTGAGGTCTGGCTCGACCTGCACTTCTGTTCCGTCGTCCATTGAGACACGTCTATGTTGTGTCATTGGCCAAATTGCTTGCTGGAGATTATCTAGCCGTTCGAGCTCCATTCTCAGAATTTCTGGATACGCAAGAATGGCCTCCTTGTTCATTTTTTCTAATTGACGCTGAACTGAGCGTGCTACCGACTGAGTAGATATGCCGAATCGTCGGGCTATCTCATTAACAGAAGTTCCGGCTTGCCTCATCTTGAAGATGCGCATATCGCGCTCGTGGAGGAACTCTTTAGTAGTAATTGGTTTTGATTTTTCGTCGCTCACGTTACAGCCTTAGACCAGTCAATGACCTCAAACGGGAATTTGACGCCTCTCTTTATTTTAGTCGGCCATTGGCGCTCGTCACGTGCACCACGGAAATGACGGACATCGTAAACATATGCGCCGAGAGCTGTTGGGTCTGGCTGAAGGGATATGCCAAATTCCGGCCACCTCGACCACACGGCAGAACCAAATGGCCGCAGGTCCCTGCTGGTCATGCTTGTGCCAAGTGGGGCGTGGTGCTCAATCCATAGCGCACATTTATAAACAGTCCTAATGGTGTCTAGATATTTTGCTACTTCTAGGGCGATTGATTCAGAGGTCCGCCCGCCTGGGTCAAGGAAAGCCTTATATAGCGGGCCAATGACTAGTAAGTCAGGACGCACCCTGTCTAGGGCCTCTTCAAGTGATGCCCTATCGCTTGCCTTGAGCAGGTCCATTCCGGACGGCCTGGTCAATAGTTCTGCATTTAGTCTAGTCACTCGGCCAGAAGCCATTGCCTGCATAGCAATTGAGTGACCAGTACGTCTAATAATTCTGTCTGGGTTTTCTAGGTCGAGGGTGAGCGTCTTTATGGCTGGCATGGGCTGAAAAGAGAACGGGTGGATTCCTGCAGCGCAGAGGAGCGCCACTTGTCGGGCGAGCATTGTCTTACCAACACCCTCAGCGGCCACGACTATGACACGCTCGCTTCTCTCAAGAAGTCCTGGTATGACCCAATCGTAGGTGTCTCCATCAGTCTCTTTAAGGAAATCATTCCAGTGAACTAGGCGGCCAGTATCAAGCGAAAAGGAGACGGTGGCTGTGGCCAATATGAGATTGCTTTTAGCAATTTTTTGCTTAACATTGAGGTCGTCCCTTTCTATTAATTCCTTTAGCTTCTGTAGGGCAAGGTCCTCTGGCGACAAATCCTCATTAATTTTTATTCCCGTTAGTTCAACTTCCGTAAACCCATTTTCTGAAACTGAATAATCATTGAGCACGGGAGGCGCTTCGTAGGCGACCAAATCATCAATTGACATTCCAGCAGAAAGGTGGTCGGTTATGTCCTTGTGGGATGGACATATCCAAACCTGAGCGTCACAACCAGCGTCAATTAATTTCTCACAAACATTAAGCGCATGCTTGATACCAACTTCGTCATTGTCTGCGACTATTTCAACAACGCTCCCACTCAAGGGTTCGGTGTGTATCTCGAGCCATTTACCAGCCCCACCTGGCATCGTCGTTGCAACGAAACCTGCCTCAATTAGTGTGTCTGCATCCTTCTCCCCCTCGACCACCCATATGGTTGCATCAAATGCTCGCGCTGAGATAACTCCAGGGAGGTTGTATAGGACTTTCGGGACATCACCTAAGCTGTATTCCCATCCACTCTTGCCGTCGGGCTTGCGCTGACTGAAAGATTTCTTTCCGTCTTCATCTATGTAGCGGAGTTTTTGAAAAAGAAGTAGACCATTCTCGTCCGTGTAGTCATAGGTATTGGTCAAGGTGAGTTTCTTGGGTGGTCGGGAAATTTTTTCACTCAAATCTTTTGTTTCTCTATTCTTTGCGGCTGGAAGTTGTCGCGTCTCCTGTTTAAAAGGCCTGTCATATTCGTCTTTTTTCGGCATCAAGTCAGAAACACTAATGCCAACAGACTGGCATATGTCGTCAACGTTGCATGACATGCCACGATGACAGGTGACAAGGACACGACCGTCCGCCCCTTGTCCCACGGATAGGGATGGATTTGAATCATCATTTCTACACGGACAGCGCGCAATCCAGCCAGAGCCAGCCTTACGCACGCCATCCAAGAGTCCTAGAAAGTTTTCTGTTTCTGGCGATGGAATAGTAGGCATTGGCTAATCGCTCTTTTTCTAATGAGGTAGGAGTATGTTGAATGGTATCTTAGGTACGGGGACGATGTTCATTTGTCTCCGCATTCTATGACGCTCGCGCTCGGATGTCCCTCCCCAAATACCAAACATCTCATGATAGAGAGCATACGAGAGGCATTCAATTTTAATTTCGCACGTTCCGCATATTTGTTTAGCAATTTGAGTATCTGCTCTGGCCTGTCTGTAATTTTCAGAAAACTGACCAGGCTGAGATTTGTCAGCCATAGGGAACCATATATTTGGATTATGTCCCGTGCATTTTCCGCCTCGCGGCATTACGTCCACCCTACTGACTGATTCCAATTGAACCTCCGTTGTATGGGCGAGAGCTAAATTCCCCCCGCAATGCGAACTATGTCGCGTGCAGAAAGATACACGACTGCGCTGCGAATCACAAGCAAACCAGCAACATCTTCTGAAGAAATATCCACTGCCTCCATTGGTACGCCAATACGTGCAGCAATTGCAGCTCTGGTTTTTTCAATGCGCGTTTCTTCTGCAGCTAGATTGTCGTCATAAAAAACATTTTGAACTAAAGGCGCAGACATTTTTTTAATCTCAACATCTTGTTCTTCCGCCCTAAGGCACCACATGCATGCTATTTCATCAGATGTTGCGGCTCTTTTGCGTACGTCGATATGACCACATTCAAGTTTGTGATGATAAACAAGATGACCCCACCTACCGGTCTTCTCGATAGATGTTATTTTTTTACGTGGGGCTCTGCGTCTTTCTGTTGTCATTATGAAAGATGCAACTCGCGCAGTTATTTAGCGCGACGACTAAAGAACTTACGGAACCAAGTCTGTAAAATTCCAACCTTGCCATTTACTTTTACATTCGGATTTGCGGCAATAAAATCGTCGGCCCATTCAATGACCTCATCGCGAAGCTCATCCAAGATATCGAATTGAACTTCGGGCTGCTTCTCCGCGGCCTTCTTCACAGGAGCCTTCTTGGCAGCGGCCTTCTTCACCGGGGACTTCTTGGCGGCGGCCTTCTTGGGGGCGGTTTTCTTTGCAGGAGCCTTTTTAACGGCGGCCTTCTTGGGGGTCTTTGTTTGGTTCTTTTTGATGCTTTCAGTCATGATGCAACCTTAGCGCATGAGTGTGTCGGCCGTTGCAAAAGCGGTTTATTTGTTTACCATGGAAATGAAGAATATTTGTCTAAAATGCCTCGTGGACCAATACATGGATGATTTTAGTAAAATGGCTCTTGCCCTGACATCGGCCCAGCTGGCGAAAGATACGGCAGTCGAGGAACATGGGGTTGGGGAGGATTTGGCCATCCATTTTCTAGCGTGGATGGATGACGGACTGATTTCGATATCTCAAATGAACTCTGAAACAATGAAATTGGACCCAGAAGTACGCTTTGAAAGATGCAAAGAGGTGTGCAAGGTACTCCGCAAGGATATGTGGGCCACGGCCATCACCATGGTCTCGGAGGGTTACTGCTCCCTAGACTCCCATAAAACCAAGAATATGGACCTAGCTTTGGCGTTTTCGGACCCCAAATTGCCCATATATGAATGCCTGACGGTTAGCCATGCGTCAATTGACGAAGAAAATGGCCATATTACGCCTACATCCATGGTTGCCGCCCCATACAAGATTGCGTTAGGGCGCAAGGTGCACTGGAAAGAGGTGCTGGTTTATCCGGAAAAAGCAGAACACCATACAAAACAAACAAAATACCCCCACATGTTAAATAGAGTTCTTCAAATGGGGCCCAGCGAATCGGTCGACGACCAGAGCCTTCTCGATGCTGCTGCAAAAATAGCCAGTTTTGGTTTTATTATGCAGAGCATTATTTAGATAAACTTATTAATGTGAATGCATTTTACGATAGCCCAGGATTTGGCGAAATGTCCATATTTGAAGATAAACATTCTGGGTTTAGTATTCTTCGGGCCGACAGGCTTCCGTGTCCCGTTTGCGGTCACCCGACTGGCGATTGTGAGGGCAATTCTGCAAGTTTGTTGCCGGAAGATATTTGGGGCTACAACACGCACTCTTCTCTCGATGACTCCTTG